TAATCAGTAATATCTATATTAACATTTTCATTACCAAATTCAAAACGTTGTTTTGCTAAAACTAAACTAGTACCACCTGTACAAGAATTTTCAGTTACGGCACTATAATTAAATGTAACACCTGAACACCAATTAGTTGGGTTGTTATATATACCAGGATTTGACCAATAGGTTAATAAATCTTGTCTTATAAACCAATTTGAGGAACTCTCACAATAAGTCTGTGAACTAGCTCTATTGGTTGAGCTTACATTTAAGTAATCATATCCATCACCCTCACACCAAGGTTCAGGTACTTGGAATAGTATTAAATCAAAACCGGTTGCTCTTTTAACATCACCAACACAAGATTCCACTCTTTGACAAATTGGGCTCTCGTCGAATGTTGATGTGTTTGTTATTTTAAGTACGTGTTTAGCTTCTGATAAAGAACCTATTTGTTTTGTGTTTAATTTTTGAAGTATTTCCGTGAAGTTAAAGTCAAAAATGTATCTACTATAAAAAACTTCATCAGCATTTAAAGATCCACCATGAAATAATTCAACGATGGGATTCTTACCTGTGTTTATATAGGAGTTTCTTATGAGTGTGTTGTCTTTAGTAAAGTATGTACGTAATATTCCCATTAATTCTTTTTACTATAAATATCACAAGAAATTAATTAGTTTTAATACCTTTACTTAGAAATGTACAACCATCCGGAACTGTGGTATAAGAATTCCCTTTACTATCTTTTTTCGTCGTCAATGTGTTACCACCCATATTTTTATTAAACCAATCTAGTAAAGGTAAGGTACCTTGTTCCTCATTTTTATCCGATGGTAATCTAGAACCTTCGTGTGTATGATTTTCAACGTAAACTCTTAAAATATTTAAAAATTCCCATAGTTTATCCCCATATGGTATTGGGTGAAGTAAAGTGTTTTCAATATCTTCTTGTTCACTAATATTTTCACCAGATACTATTGCCGGTATTTTAGCTTTATTACCAGCTTGTGACCCTAGATGACTCATTAAATTTATATTATCAGCAACTAAATTTATATGAGATTTATCTTCTAATAAATTTAATTTTTTAAAATCACCACTCGAAGGGTTTGTAAAATTTTTAGATGTTAAAAAACTTACCGTGATATAAGCAGGATTTTTCAAATTCAATTCATAAGGTGAGTTACCAACTTCAGGTGAGCTATTTAATGTATCGGATTTTATTTTACCGGCTCTTAATATAACACCATTATAACCACCGTTATCTCTTAATATGACATCAGTATTTATCCTACCAATTAAAGATATATCGTCTTTTTTTGGATATATTTTCCAGTCACCAGTTTTAGGTGGGAATGAAGCTTTAGGATTTAATTCCCAACTATTCCAATAATCTTCATAATCCACACTTGTGATAGCATCATTATATTCACTATTCAATAAATCTGGTGGTATTTGTTGTCCTATTACAGGACCAACATACAATCTTTTTTTCTTTTTATTAGTTAGTTCAAAAGTTGTAATTCTAACCATTTCACCTTCTTTCGGTAAAATATTAATAAACTTTGGTAAAAGAGGTTCACACCAAGGTAAACCACCATCATTTGGGTCTTTTAATTCAAGCTCTGGGTTTTGATCATAGTCACCATCCAACCCGTAAATAGGGTCCCCATAAATCTTAACTCTAATTCTACCAGCATTTTCAGGATCTACATTACTTATAACTCTACCATAATGCCAAACATAACTTACTTCTCTACCTTTATCAAAGGCGTTGGCTATCCTAAATTTTCCCATTTTTATTTATTATTAACACCGAATCTATTATTTAATTCAATATTAATCTCATTGTATTTTTTTTCAATGTTATTCCAATATTCATACATGTTAATTAAATCTTTTCTAACTAACTCATATTCTTTCATTAACTCTTGTTGTAGTTGAGCTAAATCAGTATTAGACATATCTTTTATTTTTTTACCCATAATTTTAATTACAAACCATTGCTTTACCCTTAGCCACACTTAAAGTCGCCCCCGCTACTACTGTTGGTAATCCCGGACCAGCTACACCGTTAGCTTGTAAAGCGGTACCAGGTTGTATGGCAACTTGCATAACCATTTTGGTTGAGATAGCCTCCACCATTTCTTCAACCCTTATTCTTTCCATAATCTCATCGGGTGAGATTTTACCACTAGGTAATGGTCCGACAGGTATTCCCGCTTCAGCCTGTCTTTTAATTATTTTCGCAGCAATCTCTGATGAGTTAAAACCCCCACATTTAGCACCTAAAAGTAATTCTGCGGGTATCACAGTACCGGCAGAAGGTGGTTTTATATTAAATAACTTTAATAAAGCACTTAAAATAGAATTCGGGTTTTCAAAATCAGTTTTATTACTATTTTCTTTACATTTCGCCATTTTAAAAAAATTAATTAAATGTTATATTAGATAAACTTTCTGTTGCTTTAGCTGTTAAACCATCTATTGCTGAACCAGTTAAAAATGTTAATAATTTAATTTTTAATTTTACCCTTCTTTTTGCTTCTTTAATAACAATGTCTTGAACAATTTTTATTATTTTTTCTTTAATCTTATTAAAAATTATCTCCAACAAAATAGCTAATGTTGCTCTAGAAATTTTCTCAAAAAAAACTGATGTCACTTTTGCATAATCAAAAGAATTGGATTTTTTCAAATTAGAATCGACATTTATATTAGAAGGTGTTGGTTGACCGACGGAAGGTGTGTTAGGGTTTAAAGGCCCGTTAACCAATTTATTACACATCTCGTATAACATAACCATATTAGGTTCTAATACAATACCTGTTAAAGTTTTAGGTATTTGTTTTATAAAAGTGGTATTTAAGTTGTTTACGGCATTTTTTTTATCCTTCTCATTAACGTTGGTGGTTAAATTATTATTTAACGTATTAATCGAGTTCTCCATAACTAAAGTTGCCTTCGAAGGTTCGGTATTTCTTATATCATCAAAGACTTCTTTAATTGTATTAGAATTAATGGAAGATTCAACAATACCACAACCTAAATCTAAATTTACAACACCTTTAGACTTTTCTAAAGCCGCACCCTCAATTTCAGATATTTCTTCATTCGAAAATTTAAAATAACTATCATCAATTTTATATTCAACAATACAAGGATCTGTGTTGTGAATTTTATCCTGCAGTTTATCAACTTTTTCCATACTGATTAATTGATCTAAACTTGTACCTAATGAAGAATTTAATGACCCAGTTAGTTTATTACTCATTTTAGCGACAAATTGTTCTTTAGACATAAATTCAAAAGAATTTGTAAAATCTAAAATAAAGTTATCAAAACTTTTACCATTATTTGTGTAACTGTTGTTTAAACCAAATTCAATTTCTTCGGTTGGTTTATCGTATTTAACGTCCATAATACCCTTCCAAGTCGATTGGTTTCCACTTCTAACAGAATCGTTTAAAAAATAATTAAAATCAGTATTAGCGTTTTTACCATAAAAAGTTGATCCAACCGATGATGTGGGGTTAACTTTCATTAACCCATTGTGGTCTATATTTTTTAATTTTGTTTTAATTTTAACATTATGTGTTGGTAGTTTAAAGTCCGCACCACAAGCTAAACCGGCTTTAATAGCTACAGGTACGATTTCTTTTGTTTTATTTATTAATTTAGGATAGGCATCGGTTAAAATTTCTAATAATATTTTTTTAGATTCACAATCGTTTTTAGTACTACCCTTTCTATTTTTTTTACAAGTGACGCTTAATAAATCAACTAAATACGGTAATAAGTTTTTATCTTTAGAATTAACTGATGCTAAAGACGAAGTACTTTTAGTTTTAGGTAAATTACCCAAAATCTCAAATAAAGCTGCACTATTTACAACTTCTTTTTTATCGTCAATAAACCCCATTATTTTAAATTATATTCTTTTTTATCATCATCATTATTACCACCTTTATCATCATTTTTAAAAATATCCCTTAAAAGTGCCATATCTTCTGGTGTTATGTTACCATCACTAGTATCACTTTCTTTGGAATTTGGTTTAAAAATAAGTTGACCCATTAGTTTAACTAAAGTGATTTTTTTATCGATGGTGGTATCAATGATTTTTAATAAATCTGTATTGGCTTTATTTAAATTAGCCAAATCGTGCATATCTTCAACATTAACTTTGTTTTTATTTTCGTTAATTGTTTTAATACAAGTAGTTCTTTGCTCAACGAGTTCATTATAGGCCTCTTGTGTCAGAGAGAGGAAACTATCTGTCGTTAATTTAACATCTTTTTTTTTAGGTCTAGCCATAACTTTTTTACTTATAAATATTAAAAAAGGTGGTTTTTTTATAAACCACCATCTTTAACTAATTTGTAAATTGTTTTATACCTTTTCATAGCATTTCTAATATCTTTAGTACTTAAAGAGGTCATCTCTCTCATATAGTAAAGTATTAAATTTTTATTATACTTGTTAGTACCCTCTTTACCGGCAAATATATCACCCCAATTCTCTAAAACAGAAATTAAGGCGTTACCAACTTTAATTTCATTTTCTGTCAATATTTTATTTTCCAATTCGTTTTTTATCGAAAATGATATACTATCAATTATACTAGATAAATCAGGTTTTTCTGTATCAATAGTATAGGAGTAATCTTCATTTTCTTCAATATCAGAAGCAACATCTTCATAAGATATTAAAGTTTTTAATTTTTTATCATCTTTGATTAACTTACCTAACAAATAGTGTTTACAAATTGTACCATAATAAGAATAGGATTTTTTACCTTTACTTGGTTTAAATTTATGGAATTTTATCATTAAAAATGATAAAGTATCGGAATGTAAATCTTCGAAAGACATATTTTTAGAATATAATTTATATCTTCTAATAATACTTTCTATCATTTTATTTAACGGTGCGTGTAGTGAGTTTTTATAAATTTCATTTCTCCTAAAAATTTCACTAGTTGTCCCAGTCCATATATAACCTTCTAAAGAATTTTTATCTACGATAAGTGTACCTAACGATAAAAATTCTTTAACGGCTGTCTCTTCAATATTACCAAAGTAAGGATCTTTTGATGGTTTTCTACCTCTTTTTTGTTTTACATCTTCTTCCGACATTACTGAGTACCACTTTTTTTACTTTTACAATAACTTTAAGTTATTATTTATTGTATCGTAGAGGTTTCTCTATCGAATTTTATGTTTCTATCGTTACGGAAGTAACATTCTTTACGGGCGGTGTTATACCAAAATCTCGCTTCAATTGCGTCAATTTTTTCTTCACTATTATAGTAATTAAAAAATAATGAATCAGGTCTCATATTGGTTTTTTTGTAACCAAGTTTAGGTACTGTCATTATTTTTTTGTCATAATAAGACATTCTTAATAAGAATTCGTAAACAAAGTGTAACCTAACACTTGGTTTTAACCCACCTACTGATTTGAAAGACTCAACTTTAATCACCGAACCCGATAATTGGAAGTTAGGGAAATTCAATAAAGCATCATTATCTAAAAATCCTAATTTATCAGAAAAATCCTTTGCCCAAACCGGTTCATTGGTGAAGTGTAAAAATCTATTCTCAACATTAACATCTAATACTATAGGTAAAAACATGTCAACCTCATCGTATGCTAAAATATGTTTATTAACATTATCAAACCATATTTTAGAATATTCATCATCAACCTCTAGAATAGAAAAGTGAGATGTCTTAACATTTTCAACGCCAAAATTTATTTGGGAACAAAAATCAGTTTGACCCTCGTTTTCGATAATTCTGTATTTTAAATTTTTTAAAACTTCTTCATTAATAGTTAAACCTTTTGGTACTACGATTAGTAATTCTTCTGGTAGAACTTTTTGTGTTTCAACACTTTTAACCGCTTTTTCAAAATAAGATGAAATTGATTCATCCATTTTATGTATTGGTAATATAACTGTAATTTTGTTTTCCATATTATTGTTGTACTTCTTCTAATTTGTTATTGTTTTTAGACATTAAATTTTCGGTTAATTCTTCTACGCGGTTTGAAAAAATCTTTTCATAAACTTCTTTAATTTTTTCACTTTGTTCTGTCATTGTATATCTTCTAGTTTTTTCCATTTCTTCAAGTAAATCAACAGGTTCAGCATCTTCTAACCATGTTTGGAAATATCTTGCAGCTAAATCAGCAATAACTGTTGGGTCTTGTGTCCATAAACCATTTTTATCATTAACCCATTCCGGTACCATGTAAGGAACTAAACCTAATACCGGTACATTTGATTGGATTGCCTCTAAAGGGAAGGTACCAAACGAAGAAATTTCGTCAACCCAAATAGCTAAACAAGATTCGGCTAAAGATTTTGCGAAAGCTTCTCTTGATAAACCTCTCATGTCACGGAAAGAAACCCATTTTAAATGCGGATTTTTTAAGTAAAAAGTTTTATAAATTTTAACTAAATCTCTTTGGTCTCTAGCGTAAATTGCTATAACAGGTTTTTTAGGTTTATCTGATGGTTTAAAATACTCAGGAATACCTACTGGAATAACTTCACCTTTAACTCTATTTGTAAACAAGTTTTCAACGTATTCTTTCTGTTTTTCATTTGTTGTAATAAAATCACGAATACCATATTCAATCCAGTTTTTACCTGGTACTAACATTTCAAAAATATAGTCATATGATTGAACAAACACAATTCTTTTGCTAGGTAATTTAGTTGTTTGTTCCATTACATTAGCAAAAATTTCGGGAATAATAATAAAATCCTGTGTATTAACTTTTAGTTGTTGGGTTTCGATTGAAACGTGTGGGATGTCATTATATTCTTCACCTAAAAGGTGTGCTACGGGTGTGTAGTCATTTTTTTCATGTAAAATTTGAGCATCGTACCCTAGTTCACGTAAAACTCTTACGTGTTCATAAATATTCGCCACACTGGCTACTACATTACCTTTTGTGTCCATCACAAAAAAGTAGATTTTGAATTCCTTACTCTTTAATTTAGAGATAGATTCTTCGATTAACTGTTTAACGTTATCTTCCATTATTCTGTTCTTTTATTATTTTATTTTTTATTAGTGTATTAAATGATATTCTGAAAGGAATTGATAATTGTTCGGCCAATTTAGTTGGACCCATCGCCTCGTCAACAGGACCTTGTTCACTTAAAATAGATTCGATTAATACTTTAATTGTCTCCCATTTTGTGACATCAATCATTTGTGAGTATTCTAAATTTTCTTCACTAGATTCACCATCTTCTAGTTCTTCTTCGGCTTGACCTAAAATATCCTCTACGGTTTCAGGTTTGTTAATCCTGATATATTGACTTAATTCATCTAAGTCAAAATAATATTGATTACCGGCTATGGGTAATAATTCAGGAATTTCTTCTTTTATTTTTTTACTCATAAATTAATTTTATATACTAAACGTGATAAGTAAACCTTAGTTGAATAACTCTAAAGCAATAAGTTCTTTAACAGATCTAATAGAATAGTCTGAATTAATATCTTGGTTAAAAGGTTTTTCAACCTTGATTGTAATTTTACCTTCGGGTTTAGAACTTAATATTTCTGGGTGGTCGGTTATCATCACATCAACATCTTGCCAACAATCAGTTGTACCCATAGTAAATTTAATATCTTGTACCATACAACCAGTTTTAGATAAAAAGAATAAAGTTGATGGTACTGTTCTACCAGCTTCACGACTTGTGATTATGATTTGGTTATCCTTTGATAAGGTTTTAAGATGTAAATCTAATTCGTTAATCGATCTAACCGCTCCATCAATAACTTCATCAGCATAACCGTGAATTTCTAAACAACATTTGTCGTATATAAAATCTTCGACAGTTATTTCTTCATCTCTAACTTCTTTTAATTCAAAAGTGGATTCTGATTTAACAAATTCTTTTTCATTAAAGTTTGGGTTAAATTCAATTTCATTTCTAACAACCTCTTCTTGTGGAAACCAAAGCCATTTTTCTAAATCATAGTCTTTGATAACAACCTCTTGACCATCTTCTGGGTTGAAGTATTTAGTATGAATCTTTTCAATTCTACCAAAGTAATCACGTAACACACCGTTAACTGAAACACCTATCTTCATTAGTCTTTTAATATTTGTTTTTTATTGTTGTTATTAGTTTTATCCTCATCTATTTGGTCGAAAATATCTTCAATTATTTTAATAATCGGGTTACGAACAATATCTTCTTCATTTCTAAGTTCTACAATACCAAAACCCCTTCTTTCTTTAAATCTATCAATAACAACCTCAAGAGAACTTTCTTTTTTATTACGAATATCTTTTTGTTTAACATCACCAAGAATAATCATTTTAGAATTTTCACCAATACGAGTCATAAGGGTTCTCATATTATCCAATGAGATATTTTGTGCCTCATCCATAATGATGATTGAGTTATCAATACTTCTACCTCTAACATAAGCTATCGGTTTAATTTGGATGTAACCCATTTCTCTAAGTCTTGTGGTTAAACCCTCACCGATAATTTTATTGAAGTTGTCTAGAAATGAATCCATAAATGGTTCCATCTTTTCTTCCATAGTACCTTTTAAGAATCCAATTTCTTCATCTTTAAGTGTGGTTACAGACTTAACTAAAATTATCTTTTTAAAAGCTGTTTCTGGATTCTTAAGTAATTTAAGAGCTTCAGCACAAGCTAAGAAAGTTTTACCAGTTCCAGGAAACCCTGAGGCTATAATAATTTCATTATCTTTTATTGCTTGAACTAACTTTTTTTGGTTCTCAGTTTTTGGTTTAACTTCAACTTTAATACTAGCTAATGATCTACCTTCTTCCGGTTTTGACGATACGAAAG